TCAATGACCCTGACAAAAACGCCACGCAACAGGCCGGCAGGGGACCGGCTTTTCGGGGGCTACCCTAGCTGCGTGGTTTGCGTTGCGTGTGTTACGGGTTGCTGACCGGCGCGGCCTCGGGGTTGTACAGCACGGCGCTGGCGGCGACGATGCCGGCGGAAGTGGTGCCGGTGCCGTTCATGCTCAGCTGCACATAGCGCTTGCTGCCCTTGTAGCCGAGGCGCTTGGTCACGAGCTTGCCGCTGCCCGAGGTGCGGTCGGTGGAGGCGGCAAGGCCGGCGAGCGCCTCAGTGCCGATCAGGTCGGCATCGGCCACCGAGGTGAGCGTGCCGGTGACATCGCCCTCCTTCAGCAGCGCCGTGACCACGGTGCCGGTGGTGGTGATGGCGCCGTAATCGAGCAGGAACTCGACGCCGCCATAGCCCTTGCGGTCGATGATGCGCCCGGCATTGGTGCCGGTGGCGCCGAGCGCGACCGGCGCCAGGGCCAGTTTGGCCTTCATGTTTTCATGCAGATTTCTGTTGATTTCCATGTTCTGTCCTCGCGTGCGAACGAAAGCGCGCGGCCGCCAAGGCCGCGCGCTTCGATCAGGTTGAATGTTTAACTCGGATTAGGTGTTGCCGTAGAGCGCTGCAACCGGACCTGCATCGGTGGTGCTGCCAAGGTCATGGTTAATGACATGAAAACGCTCGTGTGACAGTACGCCGAGCTGGAGCTTCTCGGCATAGCGTTCGCGCAGGACTTCCACCATGATGCCGCGGCGGTCGCCGAAGCTGGAGGACTGCGAGAAATCGCCGTATAACGCCATCACCTTACTTGTGTAATCCGTGCTCGCGCCTTTCGGCATGGCCGTGGAGGTATATACGTCATCGCCCAGGAAGTTTTGGCGCGTGCGACTTTGAAGATCGCTTATGGTGTTGCCACCGCCAGCGGCCTTGACGCGATCGAATACCATGGCATTGAACAGCTTGGAACAAACCCATGATGGATTGAGGCCGGCGAAATCGGCCAAACTGCCCATGCAACCGGTCAGATCGGTGGTGTCGATTTCGCCAAAGGTGTCATGTCCCGAGGCAGTGGTATAACGCGACAAATACGCAGTGGCCTCCATCAACGTGATCAAACCGGTCATGCCGCCGTAGGTCGAAGTGCCATCGCCAATGAGCCAGCACTGGTCCTCCTTGGTGGCGAACGCATAGGCTTGTTCCTGCACCAAGTCATCCACGCTATCGATGGCGGAATCTTCTTCGAGCTTCTTGCTCATGATACTGAGCGCCGCCAGCGTCTTTACGGCAAAGTTCACGTTGCCCCAAGACTTGTCGGCGGCCGTTACGCCAGAATTGTCTTCCTCGATGAAATAAGCAGTGACGCCGCCGGTACGCTTGGGCACCGATTTGGTGTCGCTACCCATCGGGCGGCGGCGCGCCAGACGCCGCGCCAGGCCGTACTGCTCGCGCAGGTCGATGACGGACTGCTCCATTTCGGTGGGCATGGCGATATAGCCGCCGGTGCTGCTGGTGCTTTCGGTCATGACGCGCTGTTCGACATCGAGACCGTGATCACGGCACCAGCGGCGCGCGCGCTCATTCTGGCCGATGGCGGCGAGCAGCCACTGACTGGAACGATAGGCCGCTTCCTCCGGCTCCATTCTGCTGCCGTCGGTGAAGTGGATCGGCTTAGTGAAGGAACGCAGCTGCCGGCCGCGCAGGATCATCTGGCGCGGGCCTTCGCCATACATCAGGCGCTGCTCGCCGCCGGGCGCGGCGGTGGCCGTCGGCTTCTGTGCACCACGCATTTTTTCCAGCATGCGGGCGTTGAACTGCTCCACGGTGGCATTCGGATCGTTGATCAGTTCACGCGCCAGTTCCGGGCCGCCGTTGTGCGGGAACGTGTCGCCCGCGGCGAACAGCGCGCTGACGCGCGCCTGGTTGCGAGCCTGTGCTTCGGCGGTGGCCTTGTCGGCCAGCGCCTTCTTTTCTTCGTCGGTCATTGTCTTTACCTCGATTTTGGATTTCGGAATTTGTTTGGGCGCGTCCTCGTCCTGGTCGTCGTCGCGCCCGACCCCGACCGTGGGGTCGGCGGGCACGGCGACAAGCGATCCCTCATAGGGCTCCCAGTCGGTGACGCGATAGGTGTTCTGTCCTTCGTTTTGCTGCTCCAGCACCATGTCGTGAATCACATAGCCCACGGACGTATTGCGGCGGATTCCGTCGAGCACGTCCTGCCATACTTCCTCGGCCCGCGCGCTCTTGCCGAAACGCGCCAGTATCCGAAGTTTCCGGTCGGAGGCGACATCGAAATCCTCCACCACGCCGACCTGATCGGCAGCGTCGTGACCTACGAGTAACGGGGCCCCGGACCGCAGCCGCTTGTCGCGGATCGATCCCTTGCCCAGATCCAGCACTTCCACGCCCCACCAGCGTTCGTAGGGCTCTTCGCTGGCGATGCTGAGCCAGGCGGTGCGCTTTTCCACGTCCATGCCGTCGCGCTCGACGGTGAACAGGCGCTCGACTTTCTGCCCGCGCAGGGCACGGATCTGGTCGTCCGCGCTCAGGGCACGGAACGTCGCCGGATCAAGCGGTTTCGGTTTCACCTTCGGCTTCGCCATCGTTTCCTCCGTTGTTCGGTTGGGCCGGCGCGGCCGGTTGTGCCGGGGCCGGTGTGAGATTCTTTTCCTTTAGCAGCGCTTCCTCCATCGCCAACTCGGCGACCACATCCTCGAAGTCCTCGCCCAGCTCGGCGACCACGCGCGTGCGGCTCTTGAGACGCGCGTTGATGGCGTCGATGTTGGCGCTGATTTCCTTCTGCGGATCGATCGGCGTCCAGCGCCGGCCCTGGAAGCGCACGTCGTAATAGCGCTGGTCGCCGTATTCGAACGGCAGCTTGCCGAGCAGGATCTGCATGCCGAGCCAGTCCTCGTAGACCGGCTGGATCAGGTGCTCGATCTTGAAGCTCTGCAGCGACATCCACATATCGCGCTCGTCCTGCTCGCCGATGCGGCCGCTGGAAAAATTCACCGATTCCAGATCGTTGGCGAGGTTGTGATAGGCCACGCCCAGGCCGGCGGCAATGCCGCGCAGGCACGACTTCAGGAACGGCCCCACGGCCGCGTCCGGGTATTTCGGGTTCCAGCTCTCCATCGAATAGCCGGGCGGCAACATCGGAAACGTGCCCGGCTCGGCTTCGATTTGCGGATTGTTGTTCGTGTCGGTGCTGTCGCCGACCATCTGGCTGCCGCCGTCGGGCGACTGGATGACGCCCATCTGCGAGGCGCCGACGCGTGCGGCGATGACCGCCGCTTCCTCGAAGGCGCCGAGATGCACCAGCTCCATCATGGCGGCATACATCCACGGCACGCCGCGGCCCTGGTCCGCCATTTCCGGCAGGTACAGATGAAGGATTTCGTCGGCCGGCACGCGCTCGCTCTCGCGCGAGTAGGTGTTGGTGCTCCATTGCACCGGTTTGCGCTTGAGCAGGTGGTAGGCCACCGGCCGCTGCACGGCGTCCATCTCGATGCCCATGTAGATCGCGCCGCCGTTGGGCAGCGTGGCATTTTTGAGTTCGTCCAGCCGGTCACTGTCGATGATCTGCAACCGGTAGCCGTGCTGGCCGTATTCCGGGCCCCGGTATTTGCGGATCAGGACCTCGCCATCGACCGCCCAGATGCGCGCGATCAAGCGCCACAGGGCATTGAGGCTCCACAGGCCGGTGATGTCGGCCTCGCCCTTGCGCGACCACGACTTCCAGCCCGCCTCGATGCGCACATTGGCCATGTCGTCGAGCTTGCCGCGCTTGGTCTTGACCTTGGCCTGCAGGATGAACGGGCTCGGGCCGCAAAGATTGTCCACCACCATCTGCGCGAAGCGCTTGCCGTAGGCGTTGTTGCGGCACAGCTGGCGCGAGCGCGCGCGCAGCGTGCGCAGCTGGTAGCGCAGGGTGTTGTTGATGAATTCGCTTTGGGTCGCCAGGCTCGCCGTCAGGCGCGACACGTCCGCCGCGGCAAAGCCGGTGCTGCGCCGCGCCGCGCGCGGCGGTGTGGACAGGCGCTGGATGATGCCCATCAGGACTTACGCACGCCGAGCCAGAACAGCGCCGCGCCGGCGGCGAGCCAGGCGAGCGGCGCATACATCTGCCCCAGGCCGATGCAGGCCATGCCGATGCCGCCGAACACGAACAGGTCATTGAGGTCGAATGTTTTGCCGATCCAATACCCAAAACGGCACAGGTGTTGCATGCTCAGAACCGGTACAGCAGCTTGCGGCTGCCCTGGCCGTTGGCGGCGCGCTCTTCGGCGTCCACCTCGGCGCGATATTTGTTACGCAGCGTCAGCAGATCGGAGAGCGGCGTGCGCTTGAGGCTGCGGTCCTTGATTGTGTATTCCTCCTGGTCCTTGCTGGCGCGGCCCTCGATCACGGCTTCGATGGCGTCGAGAACTTTGCGCGCGTGGCTGCGCGGATCGGAGGTCGAGGCGTCGCGGTTGGCGATGACATCGACCACGCCGCTGGCGATCATGACCCGCTCCGAATCGCTGGTGCGGGTGATGTAGGCCTGCCAGATGTAGGTGCCGGCGGTATAGCCGGCGGTGGTGGTGCTCGCGACTTCGATCAGGTAATCGCTGCCGGATTCGTTCGCGGTAATCTCGATCTCGGTGGCGGTCGCGCCCGCGAGCCGCAGGCTGTATTTGAGCGAATACGACGCCGGCGGGTAATCGCTGCCGAGGTCGGTGCGCTTCCACAGCCAGCGGTCGCCGACGATGAGTTCGGTCGGCTCGATCGTCAGGTAGTTGGCGCTGTCGAATTGATTCACATGGGCCCCAAAAAAATCCGCCCGGGGAAACCCGGGCGGCAATCTTCCACAAGGAGGAGTGAAACGCCTGCGCCCGGCGCGCTACAGGCGCGACAGGCGGTATTGCAGTTCGTGTTCGAAATTGGCCGGGAACTTCTCGCCGATGGTTTTTTCCATGGCATGGCGGATGATCTCGCGCGCGAAGGTCTTGGGGATGCTCGGCCCGTAAATGGTTTTGGACCAGCCGCTCTGCCAAACGCGGCCCTGGCGGCGCGCGCCCGGCCGGCGCGTGACGGCGATGACCTTGCCGCTACTCTTGCCGGTGACCAGGAACGTGCCCTTGAAGGTGCGCGATTTGCCCCAGACGTTGGCGGTGATGCCGGCCTGACGGCGGAACGCGCCCGACCGACGCTGGCCGGCCGGCAGAAATTCGACCAGGTTTACGCCCTTGCGCGTCGCCTCGATGATAGCCGTCAGCGACTGCCGGCGCGCGCGCGTCTGCACCAGTACGGCGAGGCGCACAACCTTCTGCTGCAGCCCGGTTTGTTCGGCGATCGCGCGCACGGCGATGGTGCGCGTCTGGTCGGCGGTGCGGTTAAGTGCGCTGACCGTGGCCGCCGGGATGATTTCGCGCTGTGCGCGCGTCACCTTCTCGGTCAGTTCCCGGATGTCGTGGCGGACGCTGATCTGCATCGCGCCGGCGCGATCAGTCGCCGCGCGCCGGGCGCACGCGCGTGGCCGCCAGGCCCTTCGGGCCCTTGGTGGCCTCGAACTCGACGGCGTCGCCCTCGTTGAGGGTGCGGTAGCCCTTGATGTCGATGGCGCTGTGGTGCACGAACACGTCCGAGCTGCCGTCGTCGGGGGTGATGAAGCCGAAGCCCTTGGCGGCGTTGAACCACTTCACATGACCGGTCTGCATGGTGAAATCCGAAAATAAAAAAACCCGCCGGGTGGCGGGTTGATTTGAATTGGTCCTCGGTGTCTTGCAGCGACACCACGACCAGCATAGAAATTATTATGCATTTTTATAACGTCCAGTCAATCCCTGCAAATTAAAAATGCGAATTATTTTTCGCGGTGTTTTTGGTCGGCCTGCCACTCGTCGCGGCAGGCGGCGTTGCACCAGCGGCCGGCGGGTAGAGGTGCCCCGCAGGCGAGGCAGAAGCCGGTGGCCGGGATTGCGGCGGCGGTCTCGCGGCGCTGGCGCTGCGCCTGCTCGAGAAAGAACTCGGCGCGGTCGTTGGCGCGGTCGGCGATGTCAGCCATGGCCAAGCATCTCGGTCATACGCCGGTGCGCTGCTTTCAGATTCTTGGAAAACCACGCCTGCGACACGCGCAGGCGCATGGCCTTCATCTCCTGGGTGCCGTTGCGGGTGTATTCCTCGATCACCACGCGCGCGAGCCAGTAGGTTTCGTTATGGTCTTTCCATGCCTCGATGGTGCGCTCAATCAGCGCCGACACCGGGTCCGGTTCGCCGTCGGGGCCGAGATAGCGCGTGCCCTTGATCGTCGCCGGGTGCACCTTGAGCAGCACCACGAGGCGCTTGCCGCCGTGGCACTTGTGGCAGCTGCGGCCGTCGGGCAGTTCGCCGGTGGCGCGGCCGCTGTATGGGTCGCGGCAGAACACGCAGTCGATTTCTTTCTGGCGCTGGGCCGGATCGAGATCGCCCGCGACTTTCTTCGCGCCGTCGCACTGCGGGCACGGCACGTTGATGAACTCGTAGCTCGACCCGACCAGGTGCCCGGGCATGCGCCCGGCGCCCTTGCAGGTGGGGCACACGCGCGAGCCGCTGCCGCGCCGCAGCCGCCCGAGTATGCCGCCGCCCCCGCCGCCGTTGCCGTGATAGCGCGCGCCCTCACGCCAGCGCGCCCAGCGCTCGAACGCCTCGCACACGGAATCCCTGTGAATAACCGCCATGACTGCTGTTTCTGTCATACCGTTCGTCCTATAGTTGCCTGCGTGCTTATGAATCTCTGTTATGCGCCAGCAGCTCTCGAAAGCGTTCAATGAGTGCCGTCAGCTCGTTCTCGCAAGCCGTGTGCTGGCTGCTGTTGTAAATCGTGCCCTTCGGGTACTTACGATCCCACTCAAGCAGGTCGCGCCCGGCGGCTTCGATGGTGCACAACAAGTCGGTCGAGTTCGACGCGCTAACCCGGGGCGGTGCCGGTGGCGGTGGTGGCCTCGTTATGCCGCTTGGTGGCGGCGGGTTGCTCTGCTTCTTCATCGCGCGCGTCTCACCTTGTCGTTAGAGGCTTCCACCTTGCGCCTCAGTCCTTCAATCTTCAGCCGTTGCAATTCCTTCTCTTCGGCCGTCTTGTGGTTCTGGAGAAACGAGTCGTACCCCTGAGCGAAAATCCAATGGTCGCAGGCAACGAACACGGCCAGAAATATCCAAAATCCAAACCAGTCCATCTTCATCCTCTGTTCTCCTTTAGGTGTGAAATTATTTACGCCACCTGTTAACAAAACCTCCAGAAATCTGTAGCCACTTCGATGCCGCCAACGGTTCCGGCGGCGCTGCCGTAGGCGGCGCTCCGGGCGCGGGCGCTTCGCCGGCCGCGGCGGGGGCGGAACCGGGCGGTTCGAGCATCTGCTCGAGGCGTGTCCAGTCGCTGGCGCGCATGGCGTGCACACGGATCTCCGGGTGCTGCGAGGCGGCGACGGCGTAGACCCATGTGTCGAGCGCCTCGTTGCGCCGGCCGCGGCGCTTGACCCAGCGGTTGTGCTCGGGGTCGAAGGCCTCGGCGGTGAGCTGCTTGTAGTAATCCTCGGGCAGCGCGTTCGAGGTGTGCACGCGCCAGGCGCTCGGCTCGGATTCGCTGTCGCCGCGCAGGCGCGCGAACAGCGCGGCCTTGGCGGTGTCGGTGCCGACGCTCCAGAGCATGACGCCGCGCTTGATGATCTTGCCCTTCCAGTTGACGTCCTGCGGCTTGGGGCGCGCGCTCAGGATCGGCTTGCCCGGCGTGTTCGCGCCCTGCCCCGCCATGAGCCGGCGCGCGGCGCGCGTGCGCACGTAGTTGTAGACGTCGTGGGTGTTGTGGCCGCCGGTGTCGATGAGCGTGGCCTCGACGCGCAGCTCGCGGCCGCAGCCGTTGACGAGCGGGCGGTTGAGGTACTCGGTGAGTTTGTCCCAGACCTCGGCGCGGGTCGGATCGCCGGGGAACACGAGCCAGTCGACGGTCCAGGTCTGGCCGTGGCGGCCGTGGCCCACGAGCTGCACCTCGAGCCGGTCGGGGTGGGTATCGACGCCGCCGGTGATGACGAGGCAGCCGCGCGGGATCTCGCGCAGCTGGTACGGCTCGGCGCGCGCCATGATGCCCTGCCAGGGCAGATCGCTGGTGCGGTCCTCCCAGACCTCGCCGAGGTCGGTGTTGATGAAGCGCTTGAGCTTGGCCTTGTCGTCCTGCGCCGTCAGCCACTCGCGCGCGAGCTCGGCCCAGCGCAGGCCGAGGCCGAGCGGCGCGTACAGGCCGTTGATGTGGTAGCTGCGCTCCTTGCGCTCCGGGTGCGTCGGCACCCAGCGGCCGACGGCGAGCATCTGCGGCTTGTGGTGCTCGTCGATCTCGGTGCCGCAGTGGGCGCAGGCGTAGGCGATGTGCGTGATCTCCCTGGTCTCCGGGTGCTTGGTCCAGACGAGGTTGTCCTTTTTCAGCGGCTGAAATTCGCCGCAGTGCGGGCACGGTACGTGGTAGTAGCGCTGGTCGCCGGCGAGAAACAGCTCCTCGATGCGCGAGGCGTCCTTGACCGTCGGCGTCGAGATGTTGAGTTCCTTGCGGCGCGAGAAATTCTGCTGACGTTTGCGGATCAGGCCGAGCGGGTCGCCCTCGGCGCCGGCCTCCCACGGAAAGCGGTCGATCTCGTCGTTGATGACGAACTTGATCGGCATCGAGGCGAGCGAGGCCGGCGAGTTGGCGCCGGCGATGATGAACAGCCCGCCCTCGAAGTCCTTCATGTCCTCGGCGTTGCCGCCATCGCGCTTGCGCTTGGCATTGAACTTCGCCGCCAGCGCCGGGGTCTCGGTCAGCATCGGGTCGAGGCGCTGGCGCACCCAGCGCTTGCGCACCTCGAGCGTCGGCACCACGATCAGCGTCGGCGCCGGGCAGTGATCGGCGATGTAGCCGGCCCAGTTGAGCGCGATCTCGGTGCCGCCGACCTGCGCCGATTTCATGATGCTCACCGAGCGCACCGGCGAGCGCGCCGACAGGCAGTCCATGATCTCACGCAGATACGGCACGCGCTCGGTTTTCCACGGCCCCGTCTCGCTAGAGGCTTTGGACGTGAGCTTGCGGTGCCTGTCGGCCCACTGGCTCACCGTCAGCCGCTTCTGCGGCCGGCAGGCGTGGGCCAGCGCGGCGAAATACAGCGCGCGGCCGTTGGGGATGACGGGCTGGGGCGGGAGGAAGGTGGGGGATGGGTTCACAGCGGCATTCCCGTCTGCGCCGTGCGCCGCTTTTGTAGCGGTTCATAGGCCGGGTTCAGTTCCGCGCCGATCCACTGCCGGCCGAGGCGCTGGGCGACTTCACCGGTGGTGCCGCTGCCGAAAAATGGATCGAATATGATGTCGCCGACGCGTGAACCGGCCAGGATGCAGGGCTCGATCAGGGCTTTGGGGAAGACGGCGAAATGCGCACCGCGGTAGGCTTCAGTAGCGACGGTCCAGACGCTGCGCTTATTGCGGCTTTCTCCTGCGCCAACATCATGCATATTGCGCCCTTCTCTGTTTGCTGGCCCGGATTCGCCTTCCCGAAAATGACCCTGCCCACGAAATGCGTTCTTCCCGCCCTTGCCATGTGGACCACCTACCGCCTTCATGGTGCCATTCGTCTTACCGGGCACCCTGTCGCTTCCGCGCTGCCCCTCTATGTCCTGAGTCCATCGCTCTATCGAGGCAGGTGCCGCCGGTTCCTTCATCGCCTCCGTGTTCCAGTAGTACCGCTCGCTCTTGCTCAGAAGAAACAGGTATTCGTGTGCCTTCGTACAGCGGTCGGTCACGCTCTCCGGCATCGGGTTCGGTTTGTGCCAGATGATATCTTGTCGCAGATACCAGCCGTCGGCCTGCAATGCGAAGGCGACACGCCAGGGAATGCCGCAAAGATCTTTCTGCTTTAGTCCGATCGGCGGTGGCACCCAAGCACGCCCGACCGCGCCGGCTTGGCGTGCGCTTTCATGCATCCCCGCCGCAAGCTGTGATCCTCGTGCGGCACGCGATTGTTCTTGCGTTTCAGTCCCGCCTTGCAGTCCCGAGGTATCGCTAACGTATCCGCCGCGACCGCTACCGGCGTAGCTATCGCCAAGATTCAGCCATAGCGTGCCATCCTCGGCCAGCAGATCACGCGCCAGGCGGAACACTTCTGTCATGCGCGCGATGTATTCCTGCGGCGTGACTTCGAGGCCGAGTTGGCCGGCTACGCCGTAATCGCGCAAGCCCCAATAAGGCGGGCTAGTGACGATGCATTGCACCTTAACCCCCCCCCTGAATGAGTTCGCGCATCACGTCGCGGCAATCTCCGATAAAACATTTGTTCATGCCGTTTTATCTCCCGATCCCTGCCCCACCGCCGTGAATTTGTCGGCCAGTTGCGTGAGCACCAGTTCGATGTGGTCGTCCAGCAGCCGCCGCACCTCGTCCTCGTCCGTGATCGGCGCCAGCAGCGGCGCAAGCTGGTCCGGCAGGTTTTCCAGCACCGCCCGCAGCGCCGCGCCGGCCTGGGCGCCGGCGTTGCGCACCGTGGCCGTGTCCACCACCTGGCCGATGGCGCGCTCGTATTCGAGCTTGGCTGTCTGCGCCAGGTAGTGCTCCTTCTCGGCGCGGGCGGCGTTGAAGCCGCGCGAGACCTTTTTCGCCTCGTGATCCTCCGGCATGGCCGGCCCATCGGCCCCGTTCCGCCGGGAGGCGGCGTGGCGGGCGCGCACGTCGTCGCGGTTCGGGTCCTCGGTCTCCTTGATGCGCTTGAGCGAGGCCTCGACATTGACCTTGCCATCGACCAGCACCAGCCGGTCGGCCTGTTTGAGCTTGGTGACATAGCTCGGCCACCAGCCTTGGCGTTGTGCGAACTCGGATTGGGTGATCAATTCCGGCATGAATCGATCCCGTTTCTGGTTTGTGAAGGGTTGTGAAGGATGTTGTTAAGGGTGGATCGGTCGTAAGTTGTTGTTTCTTTTTTCTTGTTAAGGGTGTGAAACGTGTGATGGGTGCGCGCGCGTACGCGCGTATGCATGTTTTGGGACATATATATGGTGTCGGCTCTCATGTGTGCGCGCGCGTTAGACCCTTCACAGCCTTAACATTCATTAAAAATCAATGCGTTAACCCTTCACAGTACCCTTCACAACCATTCACAACCTTTCACAACCTTTCACAGCTACCCGGCCTGCATCTCATCGCGCCACAGCGCGACGCCGGCGGTGAATTTCTCGACACAATCGCCGAGCCATTGCGGTTCGCTCGCTTCGACCGGCTGATCCACGCCGGGCGGAAAAATAAACGTCGCCTGCCTGGCTCCGCTGCCGTTCAGGTAGCGGCGCACGGCTTTGCGTGCGTCGGTGCGTTTGGCGACGTGCGCCAGGAAGCGGGTCTCTGGCGCATGATGGGAATAGCCGGCGCGCCCGGAGTATTCGCGATAGAAGCCATAGAGCAGCGTGGTCTTGGTCGGCACCAGCGGCACGTGCTCGATTTTTTCTCTGGTCCAGTCGAGCCAGAAGCGCTCCTCGGAATCCATCGACAGGTCCATGAGATCGCGCTTGGCGGCGGTCATCGGCGGCGGGGTATATTCGTTGAAGTCACCGAGGTCGAGGTTCAGAAGGTAGTGATACAGCGCCGGGATGCCGCCGTCGTCGACTTCCTTCTCGACGCTCTTGTAGAAATCGAGCGACAGTTTGGGCGGGGTCCAGAGGACCACATGGCGGCCGTCGTCGCGTTCCAGCACCAGCGGCTGGGTCTCGTTCGACAGAAAAACCAGATTGCAATGGTTGGTTTCCCAGTAGCTCTTGACGTTTTTTGGATTGATGCGGATGCGCCGGCCGGTGATCATGCCCTTGAGCTTGTTCTTGACGTAGTACAGTTCTTTCCGCGCTATGACCTCGTCGGCGATCAGGAACAGCTTGCGCGAAAAGCAGTCGTTGTATTTGTCCTCGAGCGCATCCTGGTCGATCACCTGGCCGTACTGGCCGTAGATCTGCATGATCGACTCGAAAAAGAAGTTCTTGCCGACGCGCTGCGGGCCATGGACCACGAGCGCGGTTTTCATCTTCGCGCCCGGGTGCTGCAACGGATAGGCGAGCCACTTGAGAATCCAGCCGTTCAGATCCTTGTGGTTCTGTTCGTTCGAGCACAGATATTCCAGCAGTTCGAGCAGGCGGATGCAGGAGCCCTCGGCGGGTTGCATCGGCCAGCCGCCCCAGAGATTGCAGGTGATGGCCGGATCGGTGCCGCCTGGGTCAAAGCCGACATTCTCGATGCGCACGATTTTCTTCTCGGACGATTCCGCCCAGGCGCGCCAGATCTCGCGGCCGCTGCAGGCGTTTTTCATGTCCTCGATCGAGAGCAGCATGCGCTCCTGAAAATCGAACAGCGATTTGTTGTGTCCGTAGACGAGCGCAAAGCGCTCGAACAGCTCCTGCGGTGAGGTAATCGGCTGAAGCGGCTTTCCCCCCGCCCCCTCGGGGCTGACCGCCCGCGCGGGCGACGCCGCGCGCCAGCCCAGCGTGTCGAGCCTAGCCTCGATCTGTGCCTTGACCAGGTGCGGGCCGCCCTGCGCCCACTGTTGCAGATCGTTGAAGTCGGTGAGCTTCTTGCGCCCGGCGCGCACGCGCTCGACGTGCTGCTTGTAGTCGTCGGCGGCGAAGTCGATGCTGGCGGCGGCGATGTCGGCGCGCACCGGGTCGGCCTCGAATACCGGAGTGATCCAGTGGCCGCCGACCGCGAGCGCGGCGGCTTCAGCGGCGCTGCGGCCGGGGTTGCCGCGGGTGGCGAAGTCGTCGTCGGCGCAGACGAGAATCCGCGCCGTGCGGTAGCGTTTGTGGATGACCTCGGCCACCGGCCGCAGATTGCCGGCATCGAATGCCACCACCACCGGCAGGCCGGTGGTCTCGTGCAGCGTGGCGGCGGTGGCGTAGCCCTCGGCGAGCAGCACGACGCCGCCGTCAATGATGCCGCCGAGCGCGAAGTAATGGCCGGTTTTGATGAGACCGGCTGGCCAGAAATCTTTGTCGCGGTCCTTGCGTTTCTTGTCCTCGGCGTTGCCGTAGATCACCTGCAGGCCGTGGATCTGGCCAGCCGGATCAAGCATGGGAATGACCAGGTTGCCGCGCGGCGTGAAACGCACGCCGTGGGCTCCGATGCCTTTCTTGGCCAAGTAGTCGCAGTCGCCGTCGGGGGCGAACCGTGCCCAGGCGCGGGTGGCTGCGGCGGCGGCCTTTTTGGCTTCGGCCGAGCGTCGCGCGTCGGCGCGTTTTCGATCCTCGGCGATACGGGCCTTGAGTGCCTTTTTCTGCTCATCGCTTAACGCAGTTTTGTTGAGCTTGATCTTCTGGGCGTTGTTTTCGCTCCCCTGCCAGATACCGAATGAGCCGACGATGGCACACTCGCCGGAATCCAGCCGCAGCTCGTGCAGCGCGTACCAGCCGCGCCGTTCGCGGTCACCCTCGACCTTGCAGCGCCGCAGCCGCCCGATCTCGATTGGGTTGTTGTGGTCGCCCACAATGAGCCCGAGCTCGCGCATTTGCCGCACGACATCGTCGTAATTCGTGGCCGTTGTCATCGATTCCGTTCTGTTTGGCTCATAATCATGCGGGATTCACTATGTTTCACGCCCAGACCCTAGCGGAATTCCGCGGCGTGTCGGACCCGCACGGGAAGAGTTGCGGAAGGACCCGCGAACCCGGCTTGAGGTCTTTCTCAGTGAAAAGAAACTCGCGTGAGCCATGACACGCACACCCATGCTTATCTCCAAGGGGCGCGGGGTTGATGATGGCAATGGATGCGACATCATGCGGCGCAGTCGTCACGGCTGTGGGTACAGCGCGCCAGGATGTATTGCCGACAGCGCTCGGCGAATTGATGCGGGGTCTCGTCATTACGCTGCTCGAACCCCAGCGCTGTCAGGCGCTGGGCAAGAGGAGTCGGCAATGGCTTATTGCCAGCCACCGGCGGCGACGGCCAGGCGAGCCGCTCGCCGCAAATGCAAGCGCGAAAGCGTGGATAGGCGACACGACCGCAGCGCGGACAGTTCATGCCCTGCCCCGCTTCCAGCATCGCGTGATGCGCGGATGAACGAACATGGCGGCAGCGATGCCAGCCGGACCGCCGAGCAGCGTGGCGACGATCTCAGAGGCCGAGGCAGCGTGCGCATGGCGCCAGAGGAAAAACTGAGAAGCGCCGATAATGAGGCTGGTGACGACGGCGGCGAGGTAATGCCGCCCGGTGACGTTCTGCTGCTGGAAGCCCAGGGCGAACACGGTGACGAAGGCCGCGAAGAAAAAGGACGGTTCAGTCATGCACATCCCCGTACACCGTGATGCCGCGGCAGTTGTTGCACAGACGGTTGTGCTTGCCCTCGGAACGAAAAGATTTCTTGCAGCACAGATAGGGGCGCGAGGTCGTGGGCAGGCGCGGGCGTGTGTAGCTCTTGGCCTCGGCCGCCTTACGCAGCACGTCGCGGCGGCGGCGATGCTCCTGCCGTTGCCGCCAGGGGCTCAGGGTTTCTGTGGAATGTTGTCTGTGGCTGGCGTCAGCGGCGCTCATGCGATCCGTCTTGTTCTTCTTCTTTGATGTTGTAAATGCCGAACACAAATGCGGCGATCAGCCCCGCCACGATCCAGACCGCCAGCCCTATCTGCCACCATTCCATGACAGCCTCCCTGGTAAAGGAAAATTAGGGTGTAGGCCATCCTTCGGCTCCCTGCGGCTTCACGGCCAAGCTCGCAGATCAGCGCCCGCTTTGGGTATTCGGTTTATGTTTTGTTCAGCCCTGCCAGCACTTCATTCTCCGGCAACCACCAGAAGGCGCGGCCTTCGGTTATCGTCAGGCCGGTGCCTTCCGCTTCCCATTGGCCGTTGCGCCAGTGGTAGATGCCATTGAGCAGATAAAAACTGTCGGCGCCAAAGGACTCGACAATGTCAGCGTCGCGCACCGCGATCAGCGCCGTAAATACCTTGCCCGTATCCGGCTCCTGCGTGTGCGGGCGCCAGTTCATCGTGCCAGCTCCGCCATGATTTCCAGCAGCGGGTAGCTCGGCTCCAGACGCACCGGCTTGCCTTGCGCGTCACGCAGGATGATGAAGGCGCGGCGTTTCACGATCAGGCACATCAGGCGCTGCAATAATTTCGGTTCCCGCGCCAGGCGCCAGTGATGTTCCGCGATGAACTGCTCGGCGTCATCCGCCGGGTCTCTATCGACGCATTTGATGTCCTCATTGCTGAGGGCGGCGCTATCCTGCATGCTTCATCGCCCGCTTCCAGCCCGCCTCGATCACATGCAACGGGTAACACAAGAACCAAACCAGCATAAAAGCCGCGAGACCAACCAGCCCCAAACATATCGCTAGCAGGAAAATCAGCGCGGCCTCGATGTTATTGGTCATTTCACCGCCTTCAGGCCCGGCGTATTCAGGCGCTCGAAGGTAATCAGTTTTTTCTCCAGGTCGCGCACCGCGCCCAATATCTCGATCTGCACGCGCCGCAGCTCGTCTTCGGGCTGGATCGGGTCGATGTGGTAGCTGTGCCGCTGGCCGAAGCACTGCATCATGACGTGGCAGTTGATGCGCCGGCCCTCGCCGATCAGCCAGTCGATCTGTTGCAGATCGAGCTTTTCCGGGCGCTCATGATTGAGGCAGTTGTTCAGCAAAATTCCGGCGTGCTCGATGGGCTTCTCCGGCCACAGCCGGTGCGCCACGCGCTTCACGCCGCCGAGGCGCATGATGAGAATGCGCAGTGCCTCATGCGGGTCGTCGGGAGTCTCGAAAAGCTCGGTCTGCGTCGGAGTTTCCATGGGCCTACAAATCTCCAACCTGCGTTTTGTAAGGCGTTGTAAAGGCCTCCGTGAGATAAAAAAAAGACCGCCCCCGCATCGGAGGCGGCGCAATTCCAACCACTAGGAGGAGTGATTCGGTGAGATTCATGCGGCGGCCTTTTTCGGTGTTGACCTACGTTTCAGAAGGTCATTGGCTTTGATTTCGCCGTTGGTAGCCGCTTCAATTTCAAATGCGCGCAGCCGAGGTACACGACCCCGCCACATATAAATCGCGCTCGTTGTAATCCCCAACACTGATGCCAAGCCGGCCACGCCCCCAAAGCGATCCACGGCCAGGTCCAGTCCAGTTTTCCTTGATTTGGTTTCCATAGGCCAATGGTAAGCATGCTTACGAATTGTTGTCAAGCATACTTTCTGCCATTGCTTGTAAGTTTGCTTACGTGGAGAACGAGAAAATGCTTGGAAACCGGATAAAGAAGGCGCGTGGCGGTTTAAGTCAGGATGCCGTCGCCAAAGCCGTCGGCGTCACCCGCGCCGCCGTGAGTCAATGGGAAAACGGCAGCACGAAAGACCTGAAGTTATCGAACATCTTCAAACTCGCCAGGGTTTTGAAGAAAAATGCCGAATGGCTCGGCACCGGCGAAGGGCCGGAAGAACCGGGTGCCATCGCTTTTCATGCTGCCGAACCGGCGGGAAAATATCACAATCTGACCGAGGGGGCCGTTAAGATAGCGCGCGAATGGATGAAATTACCGCCATCACGGCAAAAGCTGGTTTTCGATTTGATCGAAACATTAAACAAAAAATAATATCCGCTTTGGTCAGTCGGATCCTTTTCCCCCATACTGCTTGGCCAACTGCGCGCCCCGCGGTGAATTAGCGGGAATCATGCCAGTATTCTGGCATTGCGGGCAAACCTGTTTCCGGGTGGATAGGCGCCATAGGGAATAAACCAGCCCGGGAATAATATATAGCGGCCACAAAACTAGCTCGATCCATATCGAACCTCGCGTATGCGTTTTCGGCGCACCACGGAAACCGCAAAACGTACAGATCGTGTTGGTGGGTTGCCGTCGCTGCTGCACCACGCGATACAGCATCATCGCCGGAATGGTCAGCATTATTATTATCAACCAGTGCCAAATTGAAAGTGACATAACTTCTTCCTCGCGTGTGGCAGAAGCGTCTGATTTAGCACCCGCACCGCCCTACCCGTCAAGCATTCATCTTGGCATTGCCCAAAATCGGGCCATAACACCCCATCCGCATGAATTAAGCATGCTTGACAATATAACGTAAGCATGCTTACATTTGCCTTGTTGACTTCAACAAGGACAGGAAACATGAACGCACCCGCCGCCCAGCTCGCCGACGCCTACCGCCTGCTGCCGCTCAATGAGCTGCACGAGTCCCCTTTGAATCATCGCCGCCGGTTCAACGACGCCGCGCTGCAGGAATTGGCCGACAATATCGCCCGCGTCGGCGTGCTTACGCCGCTGCTGGTCCGCCCCAACGCCGCCGGCTACGAAATCGCCGCCGGGCATCGCCGTTTTCGCGCCGCGCAAAAGGCCGGCATCGCGGCCGTGCCCTGCATGGTGCGCGCCATGAACGACAACGACTTCCTCGAGGTCATGACCATCGAGAACCTGCAGCGCGAGGACATCCACCCGCTCGACGAAGCGCTCGGCTACCAGACGCTGCTCGACAACAACCACCTCGAAGTCGCGGCGCTCGCGGCCAAGGTGGGCAAGAGCGAATCCTACATCTACCAGCGCCTGAAACTCACCGACCTCGCCAAGCCGGCGCAGAAGGCCTTCCTCGACGACAAGATCACCGCCGGGCATGCTATCCTCATCGCGCGCCTGCAGCCAAAGGACCAGGCCGAGGCCATCAAGGAATGCACGAGCCGGCACCAGCCGCTCAGCGTGCGCGGGCTGCAGCAATGGATCGACGACGAGATTCACCTCGATCTCGCCGGCGCGCCGTTCGACACCAGCAACTCCGCGCTGCTGCCCAAGGCCGGCGACTGCATCGGCTGCCCGAAGCGCACCGGCACCCAGCCCGCGCTCTTCCCCGACATCGGCAAGAAAGACACCTGCACCGACCCCGCCTGCTTCAAGGCCAAGATCGACGCCGGCCTCGCCGCCAAGAAACAGGAACTGAAAGAACTCGGCCTGCCCGTGGTGGCGATCTCGGAAAACTGGTATTCCGACGACAAGGCCAACCTCAACACCCAGCAATACACCCGCGCCGGCAACAAGGCCTGCCAGGACACCAAGACCGGCCTCGTGGTCGAAGGCAGCGGCCGCGGCCAGTCCTTCAAGGTCTGCACCAACAAGCAATGCCGCGTGCACCACCCCGCGGCGCCGCGCCAGAAGCCGGACGCCGGCGAGCTCGCCCGCCGCCGCGCGCACGAAA